CGACACGAGCAAAGCGAAAAGGAACAAAAAAGGGCAAACAGTTTGTGAAGCAACCGAAAGGGATTGCAAAGAAAGTAAGGAANTATAGATAGTGGCTAAAGATCCTAGACTAAAACGTGCAGGAGTTACAGGTTTTAATAAACCAAAACGTACTCCTAATCACCCTAAGAAATCACATATTGTAGTTGCCAAAGAAGGTGACAAAGTTAAAACAATTAGGTATGGTCAGCAAGGTGCAAAGACAGCTGGTAAACCTAAAGCAGGAGAGTCTGATAGAATGAAAAAGAAAAGAAAATCATTTAAAGCTAGACATGCAAAAAATATTGCAAAAGGTAAAATGTCTGCGGCATATTGGGCTAATAGATCTAAGTGGTAAAAAGAAAAGATCCTAAAAAAGGAACAGGTAAAAAACCAAAAGGTTCAGGTCGTAGATTATATACTGATGAAAATCCAAAAGATACAGTTAGTATTAAATATGCAACACCAGCAGATGCAANAGCTACAGTTGCCAAAGTAAAAAGAATNAATAAANCATNTGCACGTAAGATTCAAATCTTGACTGTAGTGGAACAACGTGCTAAAGTAGCAGGCAAGACACAACAAGCTGCAATAGCAAAGAGAGGTAAAGAAGCATTAAAGAAAGCTCGTGGTAAAAAGTAATGTCATTTTTAGTTGCCAATGTACCACCTGTAAAAGTTTATGTTAAGAAACAATATTTATATGATCATCAAAAAGGACATGGAGAATACGTAGAAGGTGTTTGGGCTACTGTTAAGTCAATCCAGGGTAGAGCGCTCTACTTTGAAACGTATCTGCCAGAATATGCTGCTCTTTATGATAAGCTCCCTATCAGTGCTTTTGTTAATTCCCCTGATGTTAAAGATGATCTTCCATTAGAAGAACTAGAACTATGGGATGCTTTTAGCTATCACATCACAGTAATAGAAAAAACAACTGTGCCCCCTAGGGCTAAATATCTATCACCAGCAAAGCAATGGTATCAAGGTGAATATTTATTTACAATAGATAGTTGCCATGCAGATCACAATTTACCTAATATAAACTACTCACAAGTTCCTGCAGAACATAAATCTTTTAATATTATAGAATTAGATAATGGTCATTTTGCGGCACAACCTAATAATAGAACTTTATTTTATGATAAATCATTAACACCATCAGAACCAAAACAACCAGATTTTAAAGTATCTACTATAGAATATAATGTAGAATCTGTAAGTAAATGGACTGCAGGTGATGATACAAATTATTTTTATAAATTCCTTGAACAAAAATAAATAACGTGTTATACTAACATCGATCGCCATAATGGGATCATAACATAACGCTTAACGGAGGTTATATGAATATTATAAATTGGGAACCTTACAGACCATTTACAGTTGGGTTCGATTCAATACTAGATAGACTCATGGATATAAAAACTGAGTCACCAAACTACCCACCATACAATATCAAAAAATTAGATGCTTTGCACTATGTAGTCGAAATGGCTGTAGCAGGGTTTGGCAAAGAAGATATTAATGTGGAGTATGCAGACAACACTATGACAGTTCAATCTGTTAAAACAGAAAAGACTGAAGATAAAAATGTAGTGCATCAGGGTATTTCACAAAGATCATTTATCAGATCATTTGCATTAGGAGATGATATGATAGTGACAGATGCAAATCTAAAAAATGGTTTACTCTGTATATACATTGAGAAGATTGTACCAAAGGAGAAAAAACCTAAAACAATAAATATTAAGTAAATGGATGGGGCATAAAACTGCCCCCTTCAACAGGAGACACATGAACGCTACTACATTAAAAGACAATTTATTAAAGGCTTTGGATGAAGCAATAGACGCCAACAAAGATCAACTATCTGGTGTTGGTGCCGATGATTTTGCTTCATACAAATATATGTTGGGTATAGGACATACCCTGCAAGATATGAAATCTAGAGTAAAAGATGAGTATCAAAAATTATACAAACAGGAGGCAAACAATGTCTAAACAATTATTGACTACCAAAACCTTCAGGTTTTAGAGTCTTACTAAAAGCTAGGCAAGTAGAAGAAAAAACAAAAGGGGGCATAATATTAACTGATGATTCAAGAGAAGCAGCTAAATTTTCTTGTGTTGTATCTGAAGTTATATCTATGGGATCTGATTGTTATCATGATAAGAACGAATCATGGTGTAAAATTGGTGATTGGGTTCTTACTGCTAAGTATGTTGGATTAAAATTCAAGTACGAAGGAGAAGAATACTCAATGATTAATGATGATGAAGTGCTAGCTGTAGTACCAGATCCGTCTAAAATAACACATAAATAGACTTGCATATATCACTTTTATAGTATATTATATTGTACAAGCGAAAAACGCGGATCGCAACCGAAGGAGGTCTAATGGTAGACGAAACTAATAAAGAAGAAATACAGGAAGAACAAGAGGAAATACTTGTTGATCTTCCAGAAGAATCTGAAGGAGAAGCGCAAGCTAAACCTGAAGAGCCAACTGAACAAGAGGCTCCAGTCGAATCAGAGGAGACTATGGAAGACGAATCAGAAGATGAGGAATCATCTGATGAAGATGAAGAAGTAGAAAAATCCGAAGAGGAAGAGGAATCTAAAGATAAAAAACAATTTGGCAAGAGGGCTGAAAAAAGAATCAAACGTCTTGTAAAAGAGAAAAAAGATTTAGAAGCTCAACTTAAAAATTTAAAAGAACAAGAGCAATCTTGGACTTCAGAAAGAAGTGAACTTCAAACTAAATCTAGAGATTCCGAGCTGCAAGCTATTAATTCGTACATAGAAAGATTAAAAGCTCAAGAGAAACAATCCTTATCTGCACTTAAAACAGCAAAAGAAGCAGGAGATATTGACTCAGAAATTAAAGCACAAGATGCTTTAGCTTCAGTCAAAGCAGAAACTTTGATTGCACAACAGTACAAAGTAAGGGCTGAATCTGATGTTAAAGAAGAAAAACCAAAAGAAACTAAAAAACAGCAAAGCACACAAGACTATGCTCCAGATCGTAAAGCTTTAAATTGGCAAACACGAAATGAATGGTTTGGTGGTAATTCTACTAAAGATCGGATAATGACTCAAGCCGCTATGGTAATTCATAAAGAGTTAGTAGATGAAGGTATCATACCTTCAACAAACGCTGATGAATACTATAACGAACTTGATTCTCGAATCAGGGATGAATTTCCTGAAAGGTTTAAAAATAAAGCAGCTAAAAAAGTTCCAACAGTTTTGAGCGGAACGCGCTCTGCTATCGGGAAAAACCAAGTTAAGTTAACTAAATCAGAAGTTGATATGGCTAACAGACTGGGTGTTTCTCTACAAGAATATGCGCGACAAAAAGTGCGCCAACAGGCGGGAGGTTAGAAATGACACAAGCAACTAAAACGAGCCGTAAAAGTCGGGCTTCGGCAACTCGAAAAAAGGTTTGGGAACCACTAAAAAGATTAGAGATTCCTGAATCAAGAAAAGAAACGGACATGGAATACATATGGGTTAGACACGAATTGTTGAATAATCCAGATGACTCAAATGTCCACGAAAGATTACGCGAAGGCTACGTGCCTGTTAAACCTAATGAACTTGGGGGAGACTATCACGCTGACGTGTTATCTGCTGGCAAACACGAGGGCACTGTTCGTTCTGGCGGTTTAATTCTGATGAAAAATTCAAAAGAATTAGTTGAAGAGAAAGAAGAGTTTTACCGCGAACAAACTAGAAAAATGGATAGAGCATACAGTAGTGAATATATGCAAAATCAAAATCCATCAATGCCAGTTCGAGACGAGTCCAAAACTTCTGTCACTACAGGTGGTGGACAAAAACCAAGGTTCGAAGAGTAAATCATTAGATTGGCTCTGAGAATCGTATAACTTTTAACTTGCAATAAGGAGAAAATTATGGCAGGATACGGATTAGAACCAGTAAGACAAGCTACTGGTGGAACAATCAGAGCCAATAATTTCTGTGACGGTAACGGATATAGAATAGCAGCTACAGCACCTTCAGCTTTTTTTGAAGGCGACTTAGTTCAATATTCTTCTGGAAACATTGTAACTGACATGGGATCAGCATCCCCTGGCGCAGTAATAGGTGTTTTCTTCGGAGCTGAATACTCAGATAATTCTACTGGCGACGTTAAATTTGTACGTTCAATTCCAGCAAGCACAGTTGCTAAAGCTAAATTCAAAGCTTATGTGTATGACGACCCAAACACTTTGTTTAAGGTTCAAGCAGATCAAGCATCTAGCGCATTAACAGCAGCTAATGTTGGAAATAACTTACAGATTGTAGCATCACCAACAGGCTCAACAGTAACTTTCAAGAGTGGTCTCGTAGCAGACTCTAGCACTATAGCAACTACAAACACTTTCCCACTACAACTTTTAGGTAGTGCCGAAACTGATTTAGGTTTCTCAGCTGCTGGAACAACTATGGACATTCTCGTAAGAATCAACTCACATCAACACCGTTTGGGCGCTACAGGCGTTACAGGTATTGCGTAACATAAGGAGTAAATAACTATGGCTATATCAAGAGGTCAAATCCTTAAAGAACTAGTACCTGGCTTACACGCGATTTTCGGAACAGAGTATTCTAGATACGAAAACGAGCATGCGGTATTATTCGATGAGGAAACATCAAATAGAGCCTTCGAAGAAGAAGTTCTTTTCCCAGGTTTTGGAGAAGCTTCTGTAAAATTTGAAGGTCAAGCAGTGAACTATGCCGACTCTGGAGAAGGTTGGGTAGCAAGATACAATCATGAAACTGTCGCTATGGCATTCTCAATTACTGAGGAAGCTATGGAAGATAATCTTTATGATAAACTTTCTACTAGACTTACAAAAGCGTTAGCTAGATCAATGTCATCAGCTAAACAAACAAAAGCAGCAAGCATATTTAATAAAGCATTCGACTCTACTCAATTAGGTGGAGACGGTGTTGTATTAGCATCTACTGCGCACCCACTTCAAAGTGGTACAACTCAAGCGAACACTTTCACTACACAAGCGGAACTTTCAGAAACTTCTTTGGAAGATGCGTTAATTGGTATTGCAGGCTTTACTGACGATAGAGACATTCCAGTGGCTCTTCAAGGTAAAACTTTACACATTCCAAGACAGTTAGTATTCGTTGCGGAAAGACTATTAGCGTCTCCATACAGACCAGCAACTGCAGATAACGATGTGAATGCATTAGTATCTAAAGGTATGCTACCTGGTGGATACCACGTAAATCACAGATTTACTGGCAGCAAAAGATGGTTCATTAGAACAGATTCTCCACACGGAATGAAAATGTTCAACAGAGCTGGAATTGCTACTTCCATGGAAGGCGACTTTGAAACTGGAAACGTAAGATACAAAGCTAGAGAGAGATACTCTTTTGGGTTCTCTGACTGGCGTGGTATTTGGGCATCAAACCCAAGCTAAAAACCTAGGGGGGCATTTTAACGAGTGCCCCTCAAACTAACATGAATGGTGAGTTTATCTCACTGGCCTTAAAGGAGGGCTGTTCATATGCCGACTACACATTTTAGAAATGGAGTATCAAATCAGATTCCAGGGAATCCATTATTTGAGTACCCATACTTAGACCCGTTTAAATATTATTCATATACAAACGATTTTTTTACATATCATGCAGACGAGTGGACTATCACTACAACTGAAGCAGGTGGAGGAGACGCTACTGAAGCACTTACTTCACAAGCTGGTGGTGCATTATTAATTACAAATGATGCCGCTGATAATGATTTAGATTTCTTACAACTAAAAGGCGAAGCGTTTAAATACGTAGCTGGTAAAAATTTATTTTTTAAAGCTAAATTTAAAGTAAGTGACGCAACACAATCAGATTTTGTAATGGGATTAGGTATCACAGATACTACTCCATTAGATACAACTGATGGTATTTTCTTTATCAAAGCAGATGGTGCAGCAACTATGGATCATTTAATTGAAAAGAACAACTCTGCGACTACGAACTCTTCAGTAGCAACTATCTCTGATGATACATTCGTAACCGTAGCATTCCACTATGACCCAACAGGTAATGGCGGAGATGGTTCAGTAAGAATATTTATTGATGATGCATTGGTAGCAGAAGAAACTACATTAACAAATATACCTGATGACGAAGAACTAACAATTTCTTTTGGTATTCAGAATGGTGAAGCAGTAGCAAAAACAATGACTATTGACTACGTATTTGCAGCGGTAGAAAGATAATGTTATAATGTGGGGAGGTGTAAAAACCTCCTCATAACAATTAAAAGGAGTTAACATGGTTGGAAAATCAGATGTAAGATCAAAGTTTATCTCTGATACTACCGCTTTAGATGCCGATGGTATTTCTAGTGCCGCTTCAGTAAGTGGGGCAGGAAACTTAACCATTGGTGGAGCTTTAGCAGATGGTGGATCAGTAACTTTATCTTCAGGAAGAATTGTCACTATTTTAAGTGCAGGTGATGACAGTGGTATAACATTCACTGTTACAGGCACAGACGTAAATGGAGACGCACAAACAGAGGTTATAACAGGGGCAGACACAGGTACTGCAACTGCTTCAAGTTATTTTAAAATAGTAATCCAAATTGCTGCTAGTGGTGCAGCCGCAGGAAACGTTTCTGCAGGTATAAACAATAGCGCAGCAGACGTAATTTTTGCAGGACGTATTAGATTAAAAGGTGCATACATTGTAAATGATGCAGCAGCTGGTACTGTCGAATTTAACGACGCATCACCAACAGGAACTACTTTAATGAAAGTAGGAACTGTAGCTTCAGCAACTGTAACTAGAGATATCACAGTTCCAGATGAAGGAGTATTATTTCCAAACGGCGCTTATGCTAAATTTGAGGTGGGTAAGATGGAAAGTCTTACATCATTTATAGCATAACGTGTCAGAAGAAATACAAAATAAACTAGAGATTATCGAAATGAAGGGTGAGCTTAAATTGTTAAATCAAAAGATAGATACTATCAAGAGTAACGATTTATGGCACATGGAAAAAGCAATTAATAGTATACAGAAAATTATCTGGACTGTTGGCGTTATGGTTTTTGCACAATTTGTTTGGTTAATTAAAACAGTATTCATGGGATAGGAGGACTACGTGGTCACTTCTGGCACTTATACTTTTAATCTAGACACAGCTGAAATCATACAAGAAGCGTATGAACGTTGTGGTGTAGAAACTAAAAGTGGTTATGATCTAAAAACAGCAAGGCGTTCACTCAACTTGCTTTTAACTAAATGGGTAAATGACGGAGTAAATTTATTTACTTTAGATTTAGAAACATTTAATATGACTAAAGATCAAGACTATATAGAGATGAATGCATCTATTCGTTTAGATGTATTAGACGGAGTAATTAGGGATATCTCCGATGCTAGTAGCCCACAAGACATTTCATTAGAAAGAATTAGTCTTGATGAATATTTACAAATACCAACAAAAAGTGATACAGGAAAACCAGTTCAATTTGCTGTAGAAAGAAATGCTCAATTCACATCAAGTGGTTCAGCAAATCACAAAGTTTATTTGTGGCCTGTACCAGATCAAACTTATTATCAGTTTTTAACTTGGAGCATTAAATATCCACAGGATGTATCGGCAACGTATACACAAAATCCACAAATACCAAGAAGATATTTACCAGCTTTAATCAGTGGTCTAGCTGTAGAGTTAGCTATGAAAAAAGCACCTGATAGAATGCAAATATTAAAACCTTTGTATGATGAGGACTGGTCTAAAGCAAAAGATGAGGATCGGGAGAGAGTAAGCTTTTACGTACAACCACAGGTTTACTAAATGGCTAAATACGCAAGAGGTAAACATGCGGTCTTCATAGACGATCGCACAGGATTTAAAAAACCTTACAAAAATGCACGTACCGAGTGGACAGGTATGCGTGTTGACAAATCAGAGTTCACACCTAAACATCCACAATTAGAACCACAAAAATATATTAAGAGTGCTAGGGGTAATGTTTTATTTAAACCTAGAACTGATAACGATTTAGCAGGTCAAACAACTACAGTAAGATTAGGGCCACTGCATGGTAAAGCATCATTAGCAGTTGGTGCATTTTTAAGACCACCACAAATTTCAGTAACAGAAGAAGCACAAGGTTTAGCTATGTCTGCACTACATGGTGCAAATGAAGTTATTATTCCTCAAACTGTTAGTGTAACAGGTGTAGGTGCAACATCTGCAATAGGAACTGTAATTATAGATTTAACTGAACAAGCTGAAGGATTAGAAGCTACTGCAGTTCAAGGAACTGTTAAAATAGGTGGACAAGAAAATGCAGAAGGTTTAGCAGCAACTGCTCAACAAGGCACAGTCATTATACCAGTAATAGTTGATCCTAACATGACTGCTATTTCATGGGGTGAAGATTTATACGGAGCATTCCCTTACACTAGAGATGAGGTAACAACAACTGCACAACAAGGAACTGTAGTACCAATGATAAGTGCTGTAGTATCACAAGAAGGAACTTCAGCAATTCTAGGTGATGGAACACAATACGGTGGAGTAATATTAAACTTCGCTGTACCATTAGGTGAAAACAATAGAACACCAGCAGGCGTTTCATGGGGTGAAAATGCTTGGGGCGATATTGGATTTAGTAAAGATCAAATCAATGCAAACATTGGTGAAGTACAAATTGGCATAGGTGCACCAGCTCCAGGAGTAGGTGGTTGGGGTGAACAAGCTTATGGTGATGGAGTATGGGCTGCTGATCCTGATACGTTGACAATGACAGCTCAACAAGGTATAATCACTGTTGTAATAGATGAATCAGCTTATGGACAAAACCTATATGGTAAAGGAGATTGGGGCGATTAATGGCACTAACATACGTACAACTTAAACAAGCAATACAAGATTTTTTAGAAAATGATGCTGCTGAATTTACAGCCGCTACAGGATCTGGTGTAGCTCCTATAGATGTATGCATTGAATTTGCGGAAATGCGTATATTCAGAGAGGCAGATGTAGCAGCTTATCGTAAGACTATTGAAACTACATTATCAGCTAACAATACATTTCTAGATATACCACAAGATTTATATGTTACAAGATACATAAAAATATTAACAGGTGAATTTTTAGAAGAAAAAGATCAATCATTTGTGAGAGAGTTTTCACAAAATTTTAGTGCTGGAGTATCGTCTTTACAAGGCACTCCAAGGTACTACGCTCTCTATGGAGAGGGGGCATATTCAGCTTCAGACAGAGGTATGAAATGGTTATTTTCTCCTCGTGCAGATGTTGACTATACACTCGAAATAGGGTATACTATACTACCAACGGGGCTGAGTAGTTCTAATGCTAATAGTTATTTAGGCGACTACGCTCCTGACTTGTTACTGTATGGATGTTTGTTAGAAGCAGCTTCATTTATGAAACTAACTAATGATCAAGGATCTAGGTATCAAGCTTTATATGATAGAGCTTTACAAACTTTCATAGGACAGGAACAAACTAGAAAACGAACCGATGAATTTGTCAGCGGGGAAATGGGAACTTATAAAAGGGGATAAAATATGGCAGGCTTAACATCAGCAATCACCACAACTTTTAAGAAAGAGTTGCTAGAAGGAGATCATGATTTCAATAACGGAGCTGATGCATTTAAAATTGCATTGTTCAAAGCGAATTCTAGTATTTCTGGTACTTATGGTGCAGCAACAACTAACTACTCTGACGTAACTGGTAACTCGGATGAAACATCTGGAACTGGTTATTCATCAGGAGGAAATACATTAACAAATGTAGATCCAACCACTTCAGGAACAACAGCATTTGCAGACTTTGCAGATACATCATGGACAAGTGCTACGTTTACAACAAGAGGTGCAATCATTTACAATACAAATGATAGTAACTCCGCTGTTATGATTATAGATTTCGGTGCAGACTTTTCTGTATCAGGAGGTACGTTTACTGTAGAATTTCCTACAGCAGGTGCTTCAACAGCAATTTTAAGAATAGCGTAGAGGTATACAATGGCATCAACATGGAGTAATCTTGGAATAAGATTAATGGCAACAGGTGAGAATGACGGAACCTGGGGCGCACAAACAAATGATAACTGGAATCGTATCGAAGACGCATCAGACGGTATTGCTACAGTTGCAGTTTCAGGAGCGGTAAGTTTAACATTTACAACAGAACCAACATCTTATGCAGATGAAAATGGTCGTAACAAAGTTTTAGTATTTACTGGTTCAGCTGGTAGTACACAAGCAATTACTTTTCCAAATATAGAAAAAACATATTTCGTACTTAACGATTCTAACTCTATCCTAACTTTACAAGCAGGTAGTGCTGCTCAAACAGTAACTCTACCAGCAGGTAAAGACATGGCTATTTATGTAGACGGATCAGATGAAGTACACAACGCATTAGCTAATTTACAAACGACTACACTTGCAGCAAGCGGTAACATAACTGCTTCGTCTACATCAGGAAGTCAACCGTTTATTAACATTGAAAATACAAACAATGGCGCAACAGCAGGATCTTTAAAATTCATAAATGATAGAGGTGCAGCTGGTGTGGATGGCGACCTTTCTGGTACCATTACTTTCTTTGCAGATGACTCAGATCAAAACANTCAAGAGTTTGCACGTATTGAAGGTAAAGCAGTAGACGCTACAGCAGGTAGTGAAGAAGGTGGATTAGACTTTTATGTTGCAGAAGTAGATGGAACAGTTACAAAAGGTATGGCTATTGCAGGTCATGCATCTGGTGACGGAGACGTAACTGTAGATATTTCTACGCACGACGGATCAAGTGGTGGTCTAAAATTAGGGGGAACTCTAGTTACATCAACTGCTACTGAATTAAATTTGTTGGATGGACAAACTGCTTTGTTCACAACAGGTAAAGCAATAGCAATGGCTATTGTCTTTGGTTAACCAATAAGGAGGATATACAATGGCTGTACCAAATATAGTTAACGTAGCTACAATCAACGGTAAAGTTGTTACTAGAGCATTGGACACTACAACAACTACTGCATTGTTAACTTGCGCATCGGATCATGTTTATAAAATTAATAGTATATTAATTTCAAACATTGACGGATCAAGTGCTGCTGACGTTACAATGACAGTAAGATCAGATGGATCAAATGATAGACATATTGCAAAAACTATTTCAGTACCTGCAGATTCTACATTAGCTTTAATAAGTAAAGATACAGGTTTCTATTTAGAAGAAGCTGATATTATTAAAGGTGGAGCATCTGCCAATGGCGATTTAGAATACTTAATATCATACGAAGATTTAGTAGATTAATTTAAGCGAGTTATAATATGGCAAATACATATTGGGCTTGTTTGGATTCTTCCAACAAAGTCGTAAACACTATTATAGTTGATAGCACTGATGCATCTAATGAATCAGAAGGTGTAAAGTTTTGTCAAACCGTTGTAGGCTCAGGCCCAGACGGTGACATAGTAAGTTTTAAATCTTATGATCCAACAGGCACTTACGCAGCTGGAACATTAGCCAGCATAGACGGTGAATGGAGCGATACGTACAATCAATGGATTGAACCGAAACCATTTGCATCTTGGATTTTCAATACTTCTACAAAAGTATATGATCCACCAACTGCAGAACCGAACACAACTTTTTACAAAGAAGGTACAGCTGATCAAAAAGATGTGTACAAATATTGGGATGAAACTCAAGTTCGTTGGGAAGGTGAGTGTCCTGAAGATACTTTAGATGAAAACGATAATATAGTTTTTGGAGACTTTAAAGTATATTGGGATGGATCTAATTTAGAATGGGTTAAAATATAAGGAGTAAATATGGCAGGCGGAAATAAAATAACCTAAGAATCAGGCCTTTCTTCTTTTTACAAACAAAAAGGTGGGGTAATAAGCCCATCTCTCACTACCAGGATCATCGA